GCTATTGCTAAAGGAAAGTATAAAATGGACCAACTCAAGTCAAGTTATTCACTGACTAAGGAACAGGAGGCACAGTTATGAAGTGGCACCCATCCTCAATAGGGAATCTGATGACAACAGCAAAAGCTAAGTCTGAGATACTTTCTGAGACTGCAAAGAGCTACATCAAGAAAAAAGCAAAGGAGCATTTCTTTGGATACTCTTCATCAATTACAACCAAGCCAATGATCAAAGGCAAAGATTGGGAGGAAGATTCTATTGCTCTGGTCAATCAAGTCAGAGGTACATTCTATATCAAGAATAAAGAAAGATTTGAGAATGAGTTCTTAACTGGAGAGCCTGATATTATCCTTGATGACATGATCATTGATGTCAAGACATCTTGGTCCCTGGAGACTTGGCCAGCAACATTAGATGATGGAATCAACAAAGATTATATGTGGCAACTATTTGCATACTGTTGGCTGTTGGATAAACCAGAAGCTGAACTAATCTATTGCATGATTGATACAGATGATCTATTGCTTGGTGATTGGGATAATAGATCCATACACAAGGTAAGTCATATTGATCCAGCTAAGAGAATCACAGTCTTGAAATATGCAATGCTTGATGAGTACATTGATCAAATGAAAGAGAAGCTCTCAGCAGCAACTGAATACTATAATGAGTATACTAAACAATTAAACAACAAGTAATATGAACAAAAAAGAATTCTATCAACAAGCCATGTTGGCTGCATTCCAAGGACTGCTCTCAGCAAATGGCAATGCTTATGAGCCAGAGTATGTGCAACCACATTCAACAGTGGCAGCAATGGCTGATGAATATGCGAAAGCATTGACAACTAAAGTTTTTATTGAATTATCTAAAATGTAAAAAAATGGAATACAAAGCAAAAGGAAAGCTCATCCTAAAATCTGAGCCAAAACAAATCACTGATAAATTCAGAGTAATGGATTTTGTTATTCAAACTCCAGATGAGAAATATCCTCAATCAATCCAATTCCAAGTTATGAATGATCGCATCCAAGAGATGGATAAGTTCACAATTGGTGAAGAGGTTGAGGTATCATTTGATGTCAGAGGTAGAGAGCACAATGGTAAGTATTACAATACCTTGAATGCTTACAAAGTTGAATCCTCAATCTTTTAAAATGAAAGTAATTTTAATTTGGATATTTACGCTACTCTTCCTGGTGGGAGGGGTAGCTTTATTCTATTATGGAATATACCATGTCTTGGGATATATGGGGCTTTTTATATCAATAGCTTTATCAGCATTGTGGCTGGTATCAATAAGACTTTAAAAATGAAAACCATAACAATCTATCTTAAAGATCCAGAGGATAACATCAAGACCTGGATGATAAAAGAAACCAAATTCAGAATCAGCAACAGATATAAACAAATCCATGTGGCTGAGGATATTGGAGTGAATACAACTCAGCTGTGGAGATTTATGAATGATTCAAAAGTATCTGAGGATTTCTATATCAAATGGTTTAAATGGTATTCTAAAATGTCATAACTTTACAATGTGGAATTTTGGAAAAAAGAAGCCTATGTCATTGCTGGTAAAATCACCAGGGGAAACTCAATATCTTCAGACTTGGTCAGTCACGTCTATCTATTGGTGCATGAACTTAGCATCAGACAAGAGGACCTACCAAGAGTCTTTGCAAGATATGCATACAACCAATATAACTGGAGGGATTCCACATTCAATAAGTTATTCAAGACCTATGATGAGCTCCCAGATATGGAATCAAAGCAGTCAAATGATGAGCCTTATGAAGTCACCAATGCTCAAGAGCTCCTGGATGAATATCTTCATCAGAGTCCTGAAGATGATCAAAAGATGTTTACAAAGGAAATCACAAAGATGCATCTGATGGGGATGACATATAGAGAGATCAGAACCTTGACAGGAATCAGTCTTGATACAATTCATTTAGCAATTAAACAATTCAAATATGATTTATCTGATTATAATAACACTACCAATAGGATTTGCCAGAGCTCTCCAGAGCTTCAATCTTCCTAATGTCAAACCATTAAGCTGTCAGAGCTGTCTATCTTTTTGGATAGCTATCATTGCAGCATGTGCTGTTGACTGGAATCTTGTGGGACTGGCATTCATCACCTATCTATTGTCTGACTTAATCTTGATCTATGAAAGTAAGTGATGGATTGATGCAGCAAGCTGAGATATATTCAAAGACAAGATCATTCTCTCTGAATTCTCCTCTCAAGAAAGAGCTCAGTGATTGGTACAAAGCAATGGGATTTGGTAAGCTCAATATCGGTTGCTCAACTTGCATAAGAAATGCAATGGGTAAACTAAACAAATCAATCCTGGATGGTGAGCAACTCAATCCTCGCATTCACTTTATTGGAATCAAACAATGATAGTCACAGCTCCAATACCAGTATGGGGTAGATTTCCTCTTGTCAGATTAACTATCTCAAGACTTAAGAGGCAATCTATCACTCCGATTGTTTTAGGTCATGAGAAAGAGGCTGAAGATATTGCAAAGGAATTTGATTGTGAGTTCATCTCTATTGACAATGATCCACTTGGCAACAAATGGAATAAAGGATTCCAAGCTTCAAAGAATTATAATGCAGATGCTGTGATCTTTATGGGATCATCTGACTGGTGTAGTGATGGATATATTGAAAGATGCAAGGAGAACACTAAGGATTATGGGATGATTGGACAAGTTGGCTGTCACTTTGCTGATGTATCTGATCAGATTAGATTGGTACACTGGAAAGGATACAAGGATAGTCTGAGATACAATGAGCCCATTGGGATTGGTAGGTTTCTGAATAGAGAGTTTATGGATGCTATCAATTGGAATCCATTCAATCCTCAAATCAACTCTGGACTGGATTGGTCAATGTGGATCAAGGCCATGAGAACAAATCAGAAGATTGGCATCCTGGAATGTGATAAATCAGTGCAACTGCTATCCATCTCAACAAACAAATGGTCAAATAAACATAAGTTTAATGATCATTGGACTGGAGCTCTTAAGTCAGAGAGATGTGATGTGGCTATGTTGGATAAAGAATTCAATGAACTTAAAGAACTATTATTTAAATTTAAACTATGAAAGAATGTAAACGCTGTTTATTTAATGAGACCATAGCTCAAATGGGAGAGGAGCAGTGCGAATACTGTGATCTTCATGATGATCTTGAGAGACAATCAAATCCTCTTGAGCTAAAGTTTATAATCAAAGAGATTAGAAAGATAGCCAGGGATAAGACCTATGATTGTATCATGGGGATATCTGGAGGCATTGACTCATCAATTCTATTATTCACAGCTGTAAAGTATTGGAATCTTAAGCCTTTGGTAATCCACTTTGACAATCATTGGAATACTCCCCAGGCTGTTCATAATATGACTCAACTTATCAAGCAGCTTGGTGTTGACTCAATCACATACACTGTGAATAAAGAGGAGTATGATAGACTGAATGATTCATTCCTTTGGGCTGGTGTTCCTGATGCTGATATTCCAAATGATATTGCAATGACAAAGCTCATGTATGATACAGCATTCAAATATGGAATCAAGTATATTCTAAATGGTCATGATTTCAGGACTGAAGGATCAACTCCAAAGGCATGGACCTATATGGATGCAAAATACATTCAATCAGTATACAACAAATATACTGGACTCAGACTCCAAAACTATCCCCTCTTTACTTTCAAGGACCAATTGTTCTATGCAGCAATGGGAATCAAAAACATTAGGCCATTTCATTATGGGTTTGATAGAGACTCAATGGAGGCTGAGATGAAAAGATTAATCAACTGGCAAGATTATGGTGGAAAGCATTGTGAGAATGTATACACTGAATTTGTTGGATCATTCCTACTGCCTGAGAAGTTTGATATTGATAAAAGAATTGTTTATCTTTCTGCTCAAGTCAGAAGTGGTAAGCTCACAAAGCAACAAGCCAAAGAGAAATTTATGGTCAAGTCAGAATTTGATATCACAAAACTTGGTGCCAGTGCTGAAAGAATAATGAGACTGGTTAATATCAGGAAAAGAGATAGATCAGATTTTGATAGATATGACTTTAAAAAATATAGGATCATCCTATGGATACTCACAAAGATGAAAGTGATACCATATACATTCTATATTAAGTATTGTAAATAACCGAACAATAATATATATTAAGAACAATGGCATATTCCGATGAATTCATAATACATCTGGAGGAACTTGCTCATATCTATATTGAGGAGTGTCTTACACATAAGAAAGAAATGATATCTAATAAAGGAGATATTGTTTTGGTATTGGATAGACATATTCCAACAATAGACTATTTCCTGAGAATTTGGATTCCTATTGTAAGGAAGGATAAGAGCATTCATAGAGATACTTATTATGCTTGGTTGAACTCTGATGACAAACTCAAATCCGACACTATCAAAAAAATAGATGACCTATTTAAAGGCTTAGCCATTGATATTGTTGGCAATGAAGGCAAAGGAATCTTCTATGCTAAGAACAGACTTGGCATGCATGACAGGCAACAACTTGAGACCAAGAATGTAGAGAAGTTTGATTTTGAATGATACTGTCAAAGGCTATAAGCCACATGATAAACAGAGAGAGATTCATGATGCCATCAACCATGGCCATGAAAAGTATTATGCTCTGAATATCGGGAGGCAGTTTGGTAAGACCTTACTTGGAATCAACCAACTGTTATGGTGGGCCATCAATGATAAAGGATGTAGGATAGCTTGGATCACTCCAGTTTATAAACAAGGTAAGAAAGTATTTGCTGATCTTGAGAGAGCTGTTGCCAAGAGTAATCTTTTTACATTCAATAAATCTGATCTGATGGTAAGTGGATTTGGATCAACCATTGAATTCTTTTCAGGGGAGAGACCAGATAACATCCGAGGAAATACATTTGATTATATGGTTGTGGATGAGATGGCCTTCACAAGACCTGAACTTTGGGATGAGGTCCTGAGTGCAACTGTCCTGGTGAAAGGAAAGAAAGTGATATTCATCTCAACTCCAAAAGGCAAGAATCATTTCCATAAGTTATGCATGCAACCAAACTATGATGATAGGTATGCTTACTTTCATTTCTCCTCCTTTGACAATCCTATGATTGATCCAAGAGAATTGGATGAGAGAAAGAGATCACTCCCTGATCATGTGTTCAGGCAAGAATACTTGGCAGAGTTTATTGACAATGCATCTGGTATATTCAAGAATGTGCATGATTGCATTGGCACAGGAGCCAAGACTCCAAAGATGTATGCTGGCCTTGATATTGGTAGAGCTGATGACTACACTGTTCTGACTATCATCAATCAAGATGGCAAGATGGTTGAGGCACATAGATGGAGGCATGATGAATGGTCCAAGATAATTGAGAAGGTTTCTCAGATCATAAAGAAATCTAATGCAACCACATTGGTGGAGGTCAACAACCAAGGAGATGTATTCTATGAGATGCTCCAGGTCACTTGCAAGAATCTTGTTCATCCATTTGTGACAACATCCAAAACAAAGCCGATCATCATTGAGGACTTGGCTGTTGCCTTTGAGCAGCAATCAATCTCAATTGTTAATGATCAATGGTTGATAGATGAGTTGGATAATTTTTCTTATATTTACAATCCAAACACAAGGAATGTGAGTTACTCTGCTCCAGCTGGACTCCATGATGATGGTGTGATATCCACAGCATTGGCCTGGCATAGCAGAAAGGAATTTACTAACCGAGGAAGATATATGGCCTTAAGAGTATGAAGCAACTGAATATAAAACTACCAACAACATTAGCAAGCTGCACCCCTGATCAAATGACCAGGTGGCTGATGATGGCTGAGGCAATGAAGGAACAAAAGGATGACATCACTCAACTGTTGATATTCCAATGTCAGTTACTTAGTTTGTTTAGTGGAGAGTCAATCAATAAGATTAAGACAGCAGATATTGAATCCATCCAGGTGGCATCCAATCATTTGCTCCAGTTGTTGGTGGGGTATAAATA